TTGAACAACAAGTCTTTGCCAACAGTATTCTCTCCAGACTCTTCTTTAGTGGTGATCGATCTGTTCCCCGCCAGACCCATTACCACTGCGCCAATGGAGTTCACGCTGACGTAATCCGCCCCGCCGTGTGCCTCGACCACGAGGAAATCGACCGACTGGCCGCTAGCCCCGGTGACGGTAAATGGGATCGCCGAAGAACTGCCGCTGGTGACGGCGAGTCCTGTCAAAGTTCCTACAGACGTGATCGCAGTCTGGGCGGCACCAGTCACAGTGGCGGCAGTGCCAGTTGTATCTTGGTTAAGAGTGGGAAACGTGCAATTAGCAAGATTCCCAGATGCGGGCGTTCCCAGTGCCGGGGTTATCAGCGTTGGGCTAGTAGCAAATGCCAACTTCCCGCTTCCAGTCTCGTCTGATATCACCCCTGCCAACTCGGCAGAAGTGGTGGCAGCCATGACCGACAACTTACTGGTGGTGTAAACTCCGTTCGTAACCGTTGCCGCGTTGCCGGTCGTGTTTTGGTTCAGGGGATTGTCCACCGCTATGACAGAGTTCGTTGCGGTCAGCCCAGACCCAGCAAACAGGGTTGCCACATCCGCAATCGCCTCTTTCGCATGCGATCCGGTGGCCCCGCCATCCAGGAACAGGATGTAATCTCCGTTTGCCATCACCGCTTCAGCGGCCTCGGTGAGATTCACGTTGAATGTGGTGCCAGATACGTCAAGCAGAGTACCGGGGGAGTATGTTGTGTTCGTGTCTGTCGCGGCGACGGTGATCGTCCCGGTTCCGTTCGTGATCGAGACGTTGCTCCCAGCAGTCAACGTCGCTTTGGCTAGGGTGTTTCCGGTGGTGTTTCCGATGAGGAGTTGTCCGTTGGTATAGCTAGTCTGTCCGCTACCTCCGTCACCAACCGCAAGAGTGCCCGTGACTGAGGATGCTCCGAGATCAACAGCGAGTTCAGTAGACTCGATGACGAGTCCGCCGTTGCTTTTGAGGTCCGTCGAGAACGTGGTTCCTGTGAGGTCAAGGCCATCTCCCGATGAATAGGTCGTGTTCGTATCTGCCGATGAGATGGTGATGGTATCAGACGCTTCGGTTGTTGTGAGAGTGATACCGCCCGCTTGGGCGAACGTCAGCGTATCGTCGTCAGCGTCCGCAACTACGTTGTCCTGTCCGCTGACCGATATCGTCTTGAAGGACGACTCGTTCGCCTCCCCGATGCTGGCAGCTGTCAGGTCGGTCTCCGAGACATCGCCACTGATGAAGTACAACTTCCCGTCAGACTTCGTGTAGACCTTGCCGATCCCGGCCTGCTGCGTTGGGGTCGAGACCTCGGTGGAGATCGCAACGATACCGGCTACATCGATTTTCCCGGCTGGATCATTCGTACCGACGCCCATGTCGCCGGCACTGTCCACTCGAACCCGCTCGACCAACCCGCTACCGCTTGCCAGTTTCAACACCATGCGCAAGGGAGCACCATACGCAGCGTCGGTTACCGAACCGTCCACCTCGAAACGGAAATCCCCGAGTGTCTGGTAACCGTTGTTCGATCCGACGTAGCCTTCGATCAGGAAGTCACCGAGGTTATCGTCATCCGCAATCACGACCTTGGCATCGAGATCGCCCCTGGCCTTTCTCAGGATGACCGCAGCCGGATTGGCCGTCGTCTGAATTCTTTCAACCAGCAACGCACCGCCAGTCTGCTCGGAAAGGATATGCATCGCCCTTTCAGGGTCGTTGGTGCCGATCCCCAGTTCCCGCAGCACCGAGTGCTTGCCGGCCAAGTTGTTCTGGCTTCGGCGCATACGGGCAACCCCGCTGCCGGCGATATCGACAAACCGGCCCTGCTCATATCCTCGGTTGATAACGCCCATCAGATGCTCGCTACGAAAAGTTCAACGTCCACGGCGTTGGCACCTGGGTTGACGCGAATACTGTTCACGTCAGCCATCGTCCCAAAACTCGGAGTCGTGTCCGCTTCCGCCAACATCAAGTCGTTGGCACTGCCAAGTAAGTGACTGTGGCCAGGATCGAGCTTGACCTGATAGGTCGTCCCGGTCGTCACGACGGCAATCTCAACCGAATTGGTGTCGTCCAAGTTCGTAATCCTGATGTATCGAGAATCCTCAATATCAATGGCCCCCGATGCCTCGTACACATCATTGCGGAACTCAGCAATCGTTGTCGATTGGGATGCGCTGCAGGTAACAATCCGTTTCATTACTTCGTTGACCGAGGCAATGGTCAGGGAGTTCTCGGCACCCTGGTCCGAACCGTTGAGCGAAATCGTCTCGGTGATCTTCACCGTCAACGTGGCGGCGGTAACTGTACTGGTCATCTAGAACGTCCTCGCAAAACGGACTGCGGTGTCCTGGTATTCGCACTCGACGTGCTCCATTGCCCACGTCTGGTTGGCAGCCGTGTTGCCGTACTTCAAATAAATCGCATGGGCTGTCGCCTTCCGTCGCTCGGCTGGATTGATCCCGGCCGACAGGGTCGATGTGAAAAACGGTGACGAACTATTGTAAGCATCCTCGGGGTTGTCGCCTCGGTACACCGACATGGTCACGTTCGAGGAACCCTTGGCGACCACGCTGCGAACTTCGTTCAGGCGAACTGCAGTCGGACCCTGCGCAGCAATCGGGCCGAGATAGACGTGACTGCTGATCGCGGTCCCGTCATCGTCAGTCGCATCCAGATCCCACTTCCGCAGGTATCCATCCAAGCCACCCAGCAGGATTGCCCGATCGCCGGCGTCGTCACCATCAAAGACATGCACCGATCTCGGGTCGTGATTCGTATTGGCAAACTTGTCGATCCACCACGATTCGTTCCGCACGTCGTAGAAGTAGTGCTCGACGCTGCTGTCTCCAACCGTCAACGGCGTGACGAAGACATGCACACCCCGTTCACGCTCGTTCCACGCCAGGCGGATCAGGTTCGTGTCGAGGTTGATCGCAGCCAGGCGTTCCTCGATGCGTCCAGTTGTGATCTTCGTGAGACCCTCGCCGATCGTTCCACGAAACACGCCACCCCGTGTCCCGAAGACGTAGAAGTGCCGAGATGAGTCCTGGCACCACGGTCGCCCCCAGGGAGTACCCACGCCATCAGCAATCCGGTCAATCCGGCCACCGAGCATCGGGTCACCGCTCATCTGCCAGATCGAGTGATCACAGCCGAAGACCAATACGTCATCACTGACCGGGATGATGCAACGGATCACATCCGGTGCCTTGCCGGCGGGAGCGTTCACACCAGAGATCGCCTGGTCTTCCGTCAGGACCGCTGGAGAGTAGTTCCAGTCGAAGGCGTCGTTAATCTTCGACAAGTACCACTCTTGAGGATCACCAGAGACGCCAGAGAGTACGATGCGTCCACGCCACGACTCGATCAAGGTCGCGTAGCGACCCTCGGAATCCACCGGCAATGACCCCGAGGTCGGAGTCCAGGTGGTCATCGTCGCCGTCTGACCCTTGTAGTATTTCGTATTCTTCCCGTCGGCAAAGAACAGGTTTTGACCTACCTGCGTTGAGAAGATCACCGGTGCATTGCGATCAAGGGCCGGGGCTGAGAAGTCACCACCGCTCGTAACCGTGTACCAGTTCTCGTCATCGAACTCCTTGACCACGCCAGAGCAGACGGCGATCTGCTTGGTCATGCGCTGGGCAATCGCGTGCTCCATGTCGAGGCCATAGGCCGTCGAACACGTCGCACCTTCCTGCTGGTTGCCCCCGTAACTCGAAACCCAATCCAATACGGGCGTCGTCGCAGATGTCATCCGAGCAATGTTATCGCTGGCGTCGTTGCGAAAGATGCGAAACCCACCAGTCTCGTCAGCATCGATTGCGTTCCAAGCCGTTGTGCTGTTTGGATCTTGCGAATTGATCCTGGCTCCGTCGGATACCTGGATCGTTGCGAATGAGTGGCCACTGCCGTAAACATTCCCACCAACGGCCCCGAGACGACCTTTGACCGGATCGTAGGAAATGGCCCTTGTCGTACCCGCGTTGGCCTGGGTCCACGATACAACACCCGCAGATGTCACCTTCGCCACTTGGTGAGAATAGGTCGACGCCGCACCCAAGATGTCAGGAATGGTCCGCGTCAGGGTGTAGAAAGTCCCCATCCCATCGGACGTGATATCCGTCTCCTGGTTCGTCTGCTTGACCGCCTGGCCGGAC